GGCTACGCACGTCCCTACAGGCTTCCTGCGTATCAAACGCCATGTCCTGGAGGACCTGTATTACAAGGCTCCGGTGTTCCGTGATGTGGAGCTCAACGGGGACCGGGTGAAGTACCACGCCGTGTTCAATTCAGGCCCTGGCGCGGACGAATGGTGGTGGGGAGAGGACTATGCGTTCTCCAATGCCCTGACCGCTGGTGGCTATGAGATGTGGGTTGATCCTGACATTGCCTTTAAGCACCGTGGGTCCAAGACGTGGACCGGCACATTGACCGACGGTGTTTCCACCTTCAGAGCCCGGGCGAGGACTATCGATGGAACACAACGAGTATCCGAAGCACATGCATCACCCGCACAGCCAGCGGGGAAAGACGGAAAAGGTGGAAGAATACCTTTCCGACAAAAAGGCAAACTGGCAAGGCACGCCCGATAAATATCCGCCGGTCTTGGTGTATAATGTGGACCAGGAGGAGCAACACCGCGCTCAGGGATATTACACCATCGGATCGTCTTCGCCGGAAGCCTTCGCCCAAGCAGCGGCGATTCCTCCTGCACCGGACTACATCCCCGAGGAGTATCCCAAGTGGGTCGGTGACAAGCTCGTTCACAGTGCCGAGGAAGAGCGTGAGCTGGCTCCGAAGCGCGGTAGGCAGAAAGAACCGTCATGACCGTAAACGCAGGCCAGCTGATCCTAGACGCACTCCAGAAGCTTGGGGTGTATGCCGCGACGGAAACTCTCAACAGTTCCGACGCGCAGCTTGGCCTGTCTGTTCTCAACGACCTGATGGACTCATGGTCGAATGAGAACCTGGTCACGTATGCCAACCTGGAACAGTCCTTCACTCTGGTTCCTGGACAGGCTGTGTACACGTGTGGGACGGGGGGGACGGGCGTATCGGTTCGCCCCCTCCGCATCCCCGAAGGACCGGGCCGAGCGCGGATCCGCGACACCAACAAGAACGATTATGATGTTGCGGTCATTGATCAGACCCAGTGGAACCTCATTGGGCTGAAGACCAACACGTCGGACATTCCCGATACCATGTTCTATGACCCGCAATATCCGCTGGGGATCATCAACCTCTTCCCGGTGCCGCAGCAGGCGTACACGCTGTTCTTTGACAGCTACCTCCAGCTTCAAGAGTTCTCTAGCCTCTCGACGAACATGTCGTTGCCGCTGGGCTACAAGCTGGCGATCACCACCAACCTTGCCCTTGAGCTTCAGCCTTACTTCACCGATGCGGAAGCCAACCCGCTCCTGGTGCGCTCCGCAGCCAAGGCGCTTGGCAACATCAAGCGGACCAACATGACGCCGATCAAGGCCGTGTTTGATCCCGAGATCGTGAGCCGCGCATCTCCGACCTACAACATTTACCGAGATCGCGCCGGAGGAACCTGATGGGTGAAGTTATTTCGCCGTTTGGCAGGGTTCCTCCCGGTACAGCAGATGCTGACATCGTGGCGGATCTCGAACGCATTCTGGAAGAAGCCAAGCGTGGCGAGATCGTGGCCATCGCTTACGCCTACGCGGCCCCCAACAGGGACACGACGCTAGGCTGGTGTCATGGGGACAATGCGGGGACGCATGTCATGCTGGCGGCTCTGACGGGCTTGCAGGCACGATACCTCAACCATTGGATGGAGGGTGAATGAAGACGCCCTTCCTCGGCACGGCTTACGTCTCCCGTTCGCGGGACCTGTCGTTTGAGCAGTGCATCAACTTATATCCCGAGATCGTTGAAACCAAGCAGGGTGCCCAGGTCGGTGCGTTCTATGGCACGCCGGGTCTGGACCTTCTGGCGACGGTAGGGACCGGCCCTATTCGTGGCATGCTGACCTTCAACGGCAACCTGTACGTGGTATCGGGGACGGGCGTTTATATCGTCACCTCGAACTTCAACGTGTCGCTGCTGGGGAATATCGCCACGGGTTCCGGTCAGGTTTCCATGATCGCCAACGCGACTCAGGTGGCGCTGTTTGATGGCATCGGTGGATATAGCATCGTCAACGGTGCGCTTAACTCCATCAGCCTGCCATTCACCAATCCCGGCCTTGCGGTGTACCAGGACGGCTTCGGTGTGGTCAGCCAGAACGGCACATCCAACATCTGGCAATCGTCCATCAACGACCTGACCACCTGGCCGGCGCTTAACTATGGGGTGGAGAACGGCAAGCTCTCCAACATCGTCGGCATCGGTGAGTTGCACCGGCAGATCTACGTGTTCAAGGAACGTGGGACGTTTGTGTGGGTGAATGCCGGTCTCTCGCCGTTTGCCTTCCAGCGCCTAGACGGTGTGTCGCTTGAGATCGGGTGCATTGCTGCCAACTCGATTGCTAACGTGGGCGACAACCTGCTGTGGCTCTCGCAGAACGACCAAGGCCAAGGCGTGGTCTACCTTGCCAACGGATACCAGCCGGAGCGGGTCTCAACCCATGGCATGGAATACGCCACTGCTCAATATCCCACGCTGACGGATGCCATTGCCTACGCCTACCAGCAGGAAGGCCACTACTTCTACCAGATCACTTTTCCGTCTGGGAATGAGACCTGGGTGCTGGACCTCACCGCAACGAGACAATTGGGATATCCCGCCTGGCACAAGCGGCTTGCGTTCAGCAATGGCAACTTCTCCCGGCACCAGACGGCCACCTGTCAGTTCTTTGCGGGCAAGGTCGTGGTGGGGGATTACAACGCTGGCAAGCTGTATGCGTATGACCTGAACACCTACACTGACGCCGGTCAGCAGAGGAAATGGCTGCGGAGCTGGCGGGCGCTTCCCCAGACCACGGCCAATGCCTTCCGCATATCTTGGCTTGAGATACAGGCTGACACCGGGAACTATTCCACCGTTGCCAATCCGCAGATGATGCTGCGCCAGAGTTTTGACTCTTCCAGCTTCACGTCAGAGTTCTTTCAGCCTGTGGGCTTGATCGGTCAGACCGCGCAACGGATCAAGTTCAACCGGCTCGGGATTGAGCGCCGGGGATTGGGTCAGGATCGGATCTTCGAGCTATCGTCCACCGATCCCTACAAGGTCGCATTGCTGGCAGCAGAGATTGGCTGATGGTCGTCAAGGTATCCCCAGTCGCGCCTAGCCCATGGGTGCAGCCCAACGGTCAGCCGGTGCCGGCGTATTATCAATACAACGTCACGCTGGCCAATGCGGTGAGCAACTTGCAAAAGTCGTGTTCTGCTATAACCCCGCTCCCGGTCAGCCCCACCACGACGCAGATCGTGACTGCGGTCAACGCCATCATCGCGGCGCTAACGGGTCCATGAGCACACCGTTCTTCATCACCGGCCTACCCAGATCTCGGACGGCTTGGTTCTCTGTTGCGACCTCCACACCAGAGAGTGTGTGCCATCATGAACCCACCGCCTGGCTAAGTGATTGGCCCGAGCTGGTGCGGCTGTGGACCGAGAGCAAGTTCCGCTATGTGGGCATTTCGGATTCCGGTTTGGGAATGCTGCTGCCTTCAATCCTGGATGAACTACGCCCGAGGACACTGATTATCCGCCGGTCGGTGGATCAGGTGGAGACGAGCCTCAATCAGTTCGGAATATCCAGCCCACGCTTGCGTCGTCGTCTGGATGCTCTCCAAGACATGCTGCGGATCTACGAGGACCACCCACTGGTCAGGGTAATCCCGTATGAGGAGCTGGACTATTGGGCTGTGTCGGACGCCATTGACTGGCTGACACCGGGAACGTCCCAGCCGATGCTGCACCAACTTATGCATCTGAACATCCAGAGCGATCTGGGTTATAACGTCGAGATGGCGCACGGTGTTAATGAATGGTGGGTGCCTGACGAATTGAAGGAATAGACCATGCCTTTCTTTGGTGGCGCTCTCATTGATGCCGTAGTCGGAATCGGCGGTGAAATCCTCGGAGGGGCAAGTGCGGCTGCTGGCGCATTGGGTGGCGCTGCTTCCGGCCTTGCATCCGCCCTTGGCCCTGCGGGGATTGCTGCTGGTGTACAGGGTGTCACCGGCCTGATTGGCGCGGAAACGTCCGCCAACGCTGCACAGAACGCGGCCAACATTCAAGCGGCTGCTGCGGCTAACGCCAACCAGCTTCAAGCAGCTATGTTCAACCAGCTGCAAGCTAACCAAATGCCTTACATGCAGGCTGGGGGCAATGCGTTGACCGCACTGCAACAGGGGCTTGGACTTGCTCCTGGATCTACTGGAGCAATTGGGCAGGGTTCGCTCAATACCCCATTCACGCAGCAAGCTTTCCAAGCCTCTCCGGCGTATCAGTTTGAATTGCAGCAGGGTTTGCAAGCTGCACAGAACGCAGCATCTCGTGCCGGTGGTCTGGGGGGCAATCAACTTCTTGCGCTGCAACAACAGGGTCAGGGTCTGGCCCAAATGGATTACCAACAGCAGCTTCAAAACTACATGGGCATCCAGAACCAGCAGTACAGCCAACTGGCGGGCCTCACCAATCTGGGCCAGAATGCGGCTGCTGGTGTGGGTCAATCTGGTCAAGCTTACGCTAACGCTGCTGGCCAGAACATCCTCGGCGCGGCCAACGCTCAATCCGCTGCTCAGGTGGCTGGATCAAATGCTCTTGGCAATGCGTTTGGCGGGGCGGCGAACGCGTTCAACCAAACAAATTATCTCAGCTCTCTCCAGAACCTTTACAACAATCCTGGTCAATACGGCATCGCTGGGCAAGTGTCTCCGACCTACGCAATGACGGGCGCCCCGCTTGGAACAAGTCCCACGGATGCCTTCGCGCAATCCATGACCACGACCTGATGGAATTGAACAATGGCGCTTGATCCGAACATCATCCTCGGCGTGAACCAGCAGTTCCAGCAGTTCAATCCTATGCAGGGACTGCAACAGGCGAACATGCTGCAATCTCTCCGGCAGCAACAAATCCAGATGCAGACTGCTGCTCAATCCGCTCAGAAAGCGCAGCAGCTTAACGACGTGTTGAGCGCGGACGGTGCCATTGACCCTGACACTGGCGCGTTCAGCCGCAACGCATTGGTGGCTGCTGCCAAGATTGACCCCATGCAGGCGCAGCAACTGTTCCAGAGCAACGCCGCTGCAATGCAACGCCAGACCCTAATTGAAAAGGGCAAGCGGGACATGGCGAGTGACGTCATGACCACGACCGGCGACGCCATGGCAACCGTTGAGGAAGTCTACCAGGAGGAGCTGGACAAGAAGGGTGTGACGCCTGAGCAGGCTCGTGCAAAGGCCCAAGCGATCTGGGATGACCGTCTAAAGGATCCCGAGTTCCAGCAGACGGTGGGCGAGTCCATCAAGACCATTCCGAAGACGTTTGACCCGGTGAAGTGGGCGGCTAATCCCAAGTACCAGGAGTGGCTGCTCAATTACAAAAAGACCGAAGCGCAAGTTGAGAAAGCCGACAAATACATGACCGGGCGCGGTGGTGCCGGCAGAGCAACGGCTGCTGCGGCGGGTGCGGCACCGGGCGGCAAAGCGCCTCGAACTGACGGCGGTGTGGCTGGGTACACCTCACAGGACATTGACTACCTAGCTGACCAATACATTCTTCTTCAAAAAATGCCGTCTGGTGTTTCTGGGCGGAAAGAAGATGCTGCCCTCCGTCGAGCTATCATTGAACGCGCCGCGCAAAAGGGCCAAGCGGCTGGTGGTGCTGGCGCGGTGGTCGCAACGCAAGAAAGCCTCAAAGCCAACCGGAAGGCGTTTGAACAGAACGTCACACTACAATCCGCCATCAATTCGGCTGAAGCTACCGCGCAAAACGAAATCAACATTGTGAAAGGCGCTCTGTCTGCTGGCGGCGCTGTTGGTCCCCAAGCGCTCAACCGTCCGCTGAATCAATTGCGGCGGGAATTTAGTTCGGACAAGATTGGGCCGCTTGATACGGCGATCAGTTCGTTGGCGGCTGAATATATCAAAGTGCTGACAACCAAATCGGGTGCCGGTGGTGGGACCACGACTGATGCGGCTCGTCGAGAGACTGAGCGGTATTTGAATCCCAATCTTCCCGTGTCCACCATCCTTGCCAACATGGAAATCATGCGGCGCTCTATGGAAGGCCGCAAAACCGCTATTCAAGCGGAACAGGACCGACTGAGAAGTCAGATTGGCGGTGCGACCATCACGCCACCCGCTGCGTCCAAGAAGATGAGATATAACCCGGCCACTGGACAGCTGGAGCCGATGTAATGCCGATCACAGTCCAAGGCCCCGACGGCGCGGAAATTGAGTTTCCCGATGGCACGTCGCCAGATGTGATCAAGACGGCGATGGCGAAGCATTACGGTGCACCAAAGAAAGCGCAGCCGGTTGAACGCGCAAACGTCGACGGGATCGGCGGCTTTGTTGGTCGCCAAGTCAACCAGATGGTTGCTCCGGTTCAGCGTGACATTGCCGAAGACATAGCGTTCCAAAAGCAAGCCGCACAAATGCCGATTGGTGAACGCATGGCGCGATCCGTGACGGATCCGTTCGGTGCTGGCGGAGCATTGCGCACTGGCAAATACCTGGCCGACATCTACGGAGGGGCAACGCTTCCAATCACCAAGGCTGTTCGCAAGGTCAGTGATCCGATTGAACAAGCGACCCGGTTTGGTGGCAAGAAGGGCATTGATATTGGCGAAGCGCTTGGTGCGCTTGGGCCGGAAGCTGGTGCGCTTGGCGCTGCCGGCAAAGCTGCTGGCGTCACCGAGGAAACCGCTGCGGCATCGAATGCTTTGTCCCGCATCACTGGCCGGGTGATGGGCGCGACGGATGACGCCAAGCATTTGGCCGCCGTCAAACGATTAAAGGAATCCGGCATTGAGCTTACTCCTGGTCATGAGCTTGGTGGCGAAGCTCGTCGCACTGAGCAAGCCTACAAAAGCAATCGCATGGTTGGTGGTGCTATTCGGAAGCGTGAAGCCCGCGCAATCGAAAGTGTAAACGAAACCGCCTACAAGAAGACCTTGGAGGCTGCTGGCGAAAAGTACGATCCGTCTATCAAGGCGGGCCGCGACGGCCTTGCTGCCGTGGAAGAAAAACTGAGCAACAAGTACGACCGGGTGCTGAATGCCGAAGTGAACGGCAAGCCCAAGGTTCGCTTTGTCGCCGATGAGGACTTCACTGGCCGGGTTGCAAACATTGAGAAAACCCTTGCGCGGGCAAAGGCTGGCACGCGGGATCAGTTCAAGGAAATCTTCGACCAGCTGGTTGTGGATCGGCTAGAGAACAATGGTTTCCAAGGGCGCATGTTCAAGGACATTGAAACTGATCTGCGCCATGAATCGGATCTCAACCACCGCTCACAAGACCCGAACGACCAGCGTCTGGCTGGAGCAATCGACGACCTGATTGGTGCATTGCAGGACGGCATGGAACGCAACAGCGATCCCGGCGTGCGTGACGAATTGAAACAAGCCAACACAGGTTGGGCCATGTTCAGCCGTCTCCGTGCTGCCGCAAACCGCCGCGCCACGTCTGGCGGTGTCTTCAGTGCGGGTGATCTGCTGCAAGCGGTCAAGATGGGCGACAAGTCCGCCAAGAAGTCTGCCTTTATGCGTGGTGATGCGCTCATGCAGGACTTCGCGGAAGACGCTTACCGGGTGCTCAAGAACGATCTGCCCGACTCTGGTACGCCGGAACGTCTGGACCGCATGGGTGTGCTCGGCGCTGGTCTTGGTGGCGCTATCGGTGGATTGCCTGGCGCTGCGGTTGGATATGCGGCTGAACGCGCCGGCGGTGCAGGAACCAATGCACTGGCGGAATATTTCATGAAGAAACGCGCTCAAGAACAGGCTGCGGGTGTTGTTCCGAAAGCTCCTGGTGCTTTGAATGGGTTGCGTAACGTCACGCCTAATGTGCTGCGGGCGGCTCAGTTTGCGGCACCCGCGCAGATGATGCAGGGCCAACAATGAACCGCATAGACATCCGCTTCATCCCTGGCGAAGAGCAACGCTACGACACGCTGGGTGACTGGTGGTTCGCGGACGACTGCCTGCACATTCGCTCAACGGGGGATGAACCGGAAGCGCTGCTGATCGCCCTGCACGAGCTTGTGGAGGCTTATCTCTGCAAGCGGCGGGGAGTGTCACAGGAAGCAGTGGATGCCCATGACTGGCGGTTCCAGGCTGAACTAGAGGCCAAGCTGCACCCAGATGACGCCGAGCCGGGTGATGATCCCCGCGCACCGTACCAACGCGAGCATCGTTTCTCCATGCTCATGGAAATGCTATTAGCTCATGAGCTAGGGCTTGATGGCTACGGGATCTGCAAATGAAGGTACTCATCATTGATGCAGACAACATCGGCCTCGACTTCGCGGTTCGCTGCGAAGCCTATGGGCATGAGGTCCGGTGGTATCGCTACAGCAAGAAACCCACGCGCAACGGTGAAGGCTTTCCCGGCATCACGATTGTGGACGATTGGAAGCCGTCCATGTCCTGGGCAAAGAATGGCCTGATCGTCACCACGGCCAACGCCAAGTTCATGCCCGAGCTGGATCGTTACCGTGACATGGGGTTTACAATATTCTCACCAACGGTTCGGTCCTCCAAGCTCGAGATCGACCGTAAAGCGGGACTTGACGCCATGAAGCGCGTCGGGATCGATGTCCCCGAGTATCAGGTCTTCAACAGCCTGAAGGAGGCCGAGACCTTCGCCCGCAAGTCGGACAAGTCCTACGTGTTCAAGACCATGGGCGACAATGAGGACAAGTCCCTGTCGTACGTCTCCACAGATCCTGCCGATCTGGTGGGCTGGCTCCAACGAAAGCAGGCGCAAGGGCTAAACCCCAAGGGCCAGGTCATGCTTCAAGAGAAGATCGACATGATTGCCGAAGTGGGGGTGAGTGGGTGGTTTGGACCGGAAGGGTTCCTGCCCAACAAGTGGCAAATCTGCTTTGAGCACAAGAAGCTCATGCCTGGAAACTTTGGACCCAACACCGGAGAGCAAGGCACCGTCTGCCAGTACGTCGAACAAGACAAGATGGCTGACGAGATGCTTATTCCCATGGAAACCGAGCTCCTGAAGGCGGGCCATCGGGGCGACTTCGCCATCGGCTGCGGGATTGATAGCAAGGGCAAGGCTTGGCCGTTTGAGTTCACCTGCCGGCTGGGCTGGCCTGCGTTCTTCATCCAGTGCGCGTCACACCCCTGCGACCCTGCTCAGTGGATGTATGACCTCCTGCAAGGTGAGGACAGCCTAAAGGTCTCCCGCGATGTTTCCATTGGTGTGGTCCTGGCGCAGCCTCGTTATCCTTACGGTGACGCTGAACCCAAGGAGGTTGAGGGGAATCCGATTGCTGGTGCGGACGAGATGTGGGACCAGGTACACCCGGTTGATATGATGATCGGGAAGGGACCGGCCATGCAGGATGGCAAGGTCGTGGACAAGCCCATTTATCAAACCAGCGGCGAATATGTTATGGTGGTGACCGGACTTGGAAAGACGGTTTCCAAGGCGAAAGACAAGGTTTATGGCGCGGTGGACAAGATCAAGTTCTCCAACATGATCGTCCGAAATGACGTCGGAGACGGCGTCATCAGGAAGCTGCCGGAGCTGCACAAGTTCGGCTATGCGATGGATATGCAGCCATGACCGCGCCCAAGTTGACAACATACAACACGGGGACGCCTGCAACCGCCATCACTGGCGACCAGCTGAACACGTTCATTCAATCCTGCGATAGCGTGATCCAGCTGCGGGCCTTTGTGGCTCAGCCTGGACAGATGGTTTATGTCCGTGGGTTCTCCACCATCAACGACGGCGGGCAAGGCTTCTTTTATTATGCGCTGGGATCAGCGACGGATGACGGCGGAATCACCACGGTGGTTCCCGCGACGTATCCGCCTGCTTATTGGTATCGGTCCTCTGGTCTTAACACGATTAGCCAGAACTTTGTCCGCAACACCACGGTGGGTCAAACCACCATTGCTGCGACCTACACTCCCGGATATGTGCTGGTGTATCTCAACGGGGTACTGTTGGCCCCCAGTGACTATACTGCGACCAACGGCGTATCAATCACGTTGAATGTGGCTTCCGGCGCAAATGACACTCTGGACGTGTTCAGCCTTTCCACCATCTCAATCTACAACGCTGCCACGACGTCGTTAAGCAATGTCGCGAGTGTAAACCTGTCCAATTTCGCAAATGACGCTGCGGCGGCGGCGGGCGGGGTTCAAGTTGGACAGCTTTACCGGAATGGCTCTGTGGTCCAGGTGAGGGTCAGTTAATGTCCATTCCTCGCAATCTTTCGATTTTCGCTGAAAACATCACGTCTGGCGGCGTTCTCAATACCAGTGGGGGCGGAACCGGAACCACTACCCTCACAGGGACGGGCAACCTTGTGCTGTCAAACAATCCGGTCTTGGTGGCTCCCGCATTGGGAACTCCAGCGTCTGGGGTTGCAACCAATCTGACGGGTCTTCCGTTGAGCACCGGGGTGACGGGCGTTCTGGCCGTTGCCAACGGCGGCACCGGCGTCACAACAACCTCTGGCATACTGTCAGCGATTGGCGCTGCAAAGACCGATCTGACCAATGTCGCGTCCAATCAGATCACGACAAACAAGAATTTCACCGGCAACGGTGCGGTAATTCAACGGTTTAACGACCGTGTGTTTATCGGTGCTGCGACTGTCAATAGCGGCGACCTCAATCTGGTCACCGGGGCAATCTCGTCACTGACCAATCTATCTTCCATTCTGGCCCAAGCCACCGTGGCAAACACAGGTGTGTTTGTAAACGGCATGTCTGTGACAATCTCTGGCGCCACGGGAGCAAGCGCGGCGGGATACAATATCACGGCCCCGATCACGATCACGTCGGGAACTACGTTTACCTACCCCACGACCGGCTTGAGCGGACCAGCTACTGGATCCCCGGTCTACACGTGCTATCAGCCGACAACCTTGGACTGGTTGTCCACATTTCAAGAAAATGCGGGTCTTGGCAACGGCACTATTGCGGCCACAAACACAGCAATATTGAACAACCAAGACCCGAATCAAGGCGCAACATTCCTTGCCGGGGCTCAGTCCAAGTACTTTACCACCAACTATTCTGGCGCTGGCGCTCAAGCAATTTCTGCTTATGCAATTCAAAACAATGCGACCTATAGCGCCGCTGCTTGGGCGTACTATGGTGAAGCGCACCTGACTGCCAACAACGGAACGTACTTCAACCAAGCCATAGGCATGGAGTTGGATGTACGGGCGACCGTTGCCACCAATAATCCTACACCGTATCAAATCCCCAATGCTGTCGGCATTCAGTTGAACGGTGGTGCAGGACTCTCCGCAACGGGACAATATAACCCAGGCGCGGCTTTGACCGTCAACGCCAACCCGATGCCTTGGAAAACCGGAATCATCTTCAACTCCACCGGCTTGCTGACAAGCGGCGGACTGGCTCCGGCGATCATGTATGCGCAAGGGCATTACCAGCAATGGTACACATCCGGCGGCACTGCGACCTGTTCCATCATCGGTAACGTCGGGACTTATACCAATTCGACCAAGATCGTGATGGATGACACTGGTTGGAACGTCCAGAACCAGTCCTCCACGACGATGCTGAACATTACGCCCAGCGGAAAAGTCGGGATCAATACTAACGTTTCCCTAGTTCCGCTCGCCGTGGTCGGCAGCGGCGCTACTTATTCGGCCCAGGCCACCTACAAGGGCGACATCCAGATTGTCAACGATCCGACGGCGATCAACGCCCAAGGTGGGCTTGAGTTTCTGGCCTCCACTTTTGGATCTGGATATGGCTGGAAGGTCGGAACCATTGATAGTTCCGGTGTGCAGCTAACCTTTGCGACTCGGCAAAACTCGGCCACATGGACCGAACAGGCCCGCCTGGATTCTAACGGCAATTTCCTGCTGACCAACACCACCGGCGGCTTGGGGTATGGCATTGGATCGGGAACCACCGGCACACAGTCAACATCTCGAACCACGTCAATTGCGCTGTCGGCTCAACGCAACACCGGGTCTCTTACGCTGTTCACCGCCGCGCCAACGGTTGGAACTGCGGTGACTTTTGCTGTCACCAATGTGGCTTGCGCTGCGACGGATGTGGTGCAAGTCAGCGTGAAGTCTGCCACCAACACCTACACCGCGTTCGTCACTGCGGTGGGCGCAAACACGTTCAGCGTGACAATTACCAGCGTGGTGGGCACGGCGTCCGACACGCCCGTTCTGAATTTCGCCGTCATCAAAGCCGTGACTTCGTAAGGGGTTGAAATGTCCGTCTCTCTGCTGCCGAGCATTATCCCCGAATTCCTGATCCAGGGCGTCCCGGCATCTGGGGGGCTGCTGTATACCTATGCAGCGGGGACCACGACCAAGCTCGCGACATATACGGACTCCACGGGTTCCACCCCGCAAACCAACCCCATCGTGCTGAATGCTCGAGGGGAGCCTCAGAACACGCTCGGCAACTCGGTGGGCCTTTGGCTGACCAACTCCACGGCTTACAAGTTTGTGCTGTCTCCCTCGACGGATACCGACCCGCCGACCAATGCCATTTGGACCATTGACAACATCACCGCCGGCCAGCTGACCGGGACCAGCTACACGGCGACGGGAACCAACGCCATCGCTCTGACGCCAGGAGCAAACACGCCTACGCCGGTGGCTTACTCCAACTACAACACATACGTCTTTGCCGCTCCTGCGACCTCTACGGGTCCTGTGACGCTCCAGGTGGGATCGCTCGGATATCTGAACGCCTACATCAACGGTGTTCAGGCAACGACGGGTCAAATCCAAGCCGGTGAGATCATCATTGCGGTCTACAACAGCGCACTCAACTCGGGCGCTGGCGGCTTTGCGCTGTATCTTTCCATCAACAGCCAGCCTTTGCTTTACGGGCCGGAAACGGGAACCGCGAACGCTTATGTGGTGAACCCGACCAATGTGCTGTCCAGCCTGACCACCGGACAGATCATTACGTTCATCGCCACCAACGCCAACACCACGGCGTCCACGTTGAACGTGTCGGGCCTCGGGGCAAAGGCTATTGTCAACCAGGCTGGCGCTGCGCTGATTGCGAACCAGATCCTGGCCGGCACGACGTGCATCTGTGTTTACAACGGCACCAGCTGGGTGATGTCCAACACGGGATCCACCGGCTATCTTAATGCGCCCACGGTCACCAACGGCCTCACCGTGGACAGCTTTGCGGGTGCCGGTCTCGCAACCAATGCCCAAGCCAAGGCTTCCTCCGGTAGTGTGGTGCTGACGCCGTCTTCTATCGCGGGCAATGTCACCACGGGTTCCAACGGCTCCATATCACTGCCTGGCGGTTACATTGAAAAGTGGACCGCAGTATCGGGCAACATCAATACCAACGGCAGTTACACGTGGCCGGTCGCTTTCCCCACCGCCTGTGACAATGTGCAAATTTCATTCACTGCGGCGTCAGTGTTCAGCCCGAGTTTGAACTACGTCATCACCGTAAATTCGGCCTCCACCACTGCGTCAACGGTGGCGTGGTTCTGGCAGGTCAACGGCGGCACCAACGGTTCCGGTTCTGCTACCACCATCTACATTCGCGCACTGGGGCATTGACCATGACCGACTGGCAAGCAGCATTTGACGGCGCAGTGGCTCTGGTCTTCACCGGGATCGGCTGGTTTCTCGCCACGCTCTACCGGGACATGCGGTCTCTGGAACAGAACCTCACCGATCTGGTGCAGGAACTTCCCAACACATACGCTCGCCGGGATGACCTCAGAGATCTCATGACCGAAGTCCGCGCCACGCTGCGTAGGATAGAGGACAAGCTAGACGGGAAGCAGGACAAGTGACCACTCAGTTCCTTGCCGATGATATCGAGAACGAGGAAGGCCGGTTTCTCCACGCCTATCCCGATCCGCTAACGCATGCCGCACCCTGGACGGTGGGTGTGGGCTTCACCGGGCCTGATATCACTGCCAACACCACGATGACCGATTCCCAGATTGACACCGAGCTGGATCACCGGATTGAGATGATCTGCGGTCAATTGGATGCTCAGATCCCTTGGTGGCGAAATCTGTCCGATGTCCGCCAGGATGTGGTGGTTCAGATGGCCTACCAGCTCGGAGTGGCGGGTTTGATGACCTTCACCCAGACGCTGGCTTGCCTACGAAGCGGGGACTGGTCTGGAGCTGCGGCGCATATGCTGGACTCTCGCGCAGCATGTCAGACGCCCGCCCGGTGGAAGCGCCAAGCTCGGCAGATGCTGCTGAACGAGCGGGTGTGGTTGTAAAACAACGGCTTGGATGATATAGCGCCGCTTGAGAGGTGCATCATGCTTCAAGAGATGATTGACGCCGTTATCCGCCACGCTTTGACCGGCTTTGCTGGCGTACTCGTAGCTCATGGATACGCAACCAATGACCAGGCGCAGTCCGTGGTGGGTGGTGTCATGGCGCTGATCGGGATCTACCTTTCCTACAAGCACAAACAAGCCATGCTGAAAGGCTCCTGATGTCCATCCTGACCCAACTGCTGAAGAAGCAGATCACCTTCACCCAAGCTGCAACCGAGATCGAGAACTGGGCGCAGTCGCTTGTGTCCAAGGACGCAAACCTCACCGCTGCCACGGGTGTTCTTGTTACCGACCTAAAGCAGGCTGCTTCCAACGCGGTGGATCTCGCTGATCATGAGTTTGCAACCTACGTCCAGCCGGCGGCGGATGCGGTGGCCGTTGCGCTTGAAAGTGCGCTTGCCAGTGCTTCCAAGGGCGCGACCCTGCCGTTCAACCCGTTTGTGACGCACGGCATCGACACCATTGCGTCGGCGGTGAAGGCGGAAGTGGATGCCTGGGCCATGCAGGCCAAATCGGCGCTTACCTCAAATCACTGATGGGCACCCCGCCGCTTGATCCTGAGATCGCGCGCGAAACAGTGCGGCGGGTCGAAGAGGAATTGCGAGCGGGGTATCGGCCCCGTGGCATGACGGGGTCTGGTATTGCGGCAATTACAGCGGCGGCTCATCGTGCGCTTGCGGATGGCTTTGTTAAAACCGTCCCGGCGTTTGAAAGCCGAATTAGCCGTTGCCTGGCGCAAGGGATAGAGCCGGATTGGACGCTCTACCGTCCGCAGCGGTACCAGCAGCCGGTCCCGCGACAAGTCATCACCCCAGCTGCACAGCCAGTGATATCAACGCCGGGACATGGATCCCGGCTTCTTGTTATTGGGGATCTCCACCAAAACCCTGGCCAACCCCATAGGCTTGAGGTGCTTACGTGGATTGCCCGGTATGCATCCAAAGAGAAGTTTGAACGTATTATCCAGGTGGGGGATTGGTCGAGCTGGGATAGCGTTTCTGCGCATGACCGCAACGACACCATGACTGGCCGGCACAAGCCCTCCATCCGCCAGGACATGGAGAACCTCCAGCAGAGCCTGCAAGCGTGGAGAGCGGGGATAGCACCGGACTATCGACCCAAACAGGATATCCTTCTCGGCAATCACGAATACCGCCTGGAGAGATGGTGCAACGCCAACCCTGAGACAGCGGAGAGTTTCACCGTTCAACGTGATGAACTCTTCACGCAGTTCGGCTGGCGTGTACGGCCCTATGGGGAGCTGTTCTACGTCAATGGGGTGGGGTTCGTGCATCACCCCGTCAATGGCGCTGGA